AAAAAAAAAAAAAAAAAAAAAACAAACTCCTAGACTGCCTCCCCCCCTTGCCTCTTTCCCTTGCTTGCATATAGCCCTATCACATCATGCCCCACATGCATACCTCATATCCCAAATTAGCATATCCCAACGCCCCAATTTGGCCACATTCCCATGCTAGGCTTACCTGTTCTGTGAAGCTTGCCCGAGCAAGTCGGGCAAGCTTCAAAAGCAGAGAGTCCCCAATGATACAACTTCTCTTATCCGACTCCATCCAAATCACCGACGGCCCACATGGCCTCATAGTCCACTTCAACTCCCAATCCTTCCCCCTAACCTCAGGCCGCGCGGAGTCCATCCTCACAAACCTACTCCTCCACATCCGCTGTGGCGTGTCCCACACCCGCATCTCCGAACACTTGCGCGACCACCAATCCTCAACCGTCATAGGCACCCACTGCCCATGTTGCAAACTTGAGGGGAGGCTGCTTTACGCCCAAGGGCGTAAATCATCCTCGGAAGCGGATCGTCTCATCGCTGCTCGAGCACATACTGGTGGCAAAGTAGAAGTCCGCCACATCAAGCCCGGCCTCTCCGGCGCGCAACTAAAAGCCTACGAGTCCGCCTACAACACCCGCACACCCCCCACCCAACAAACATCGTCAAATCAGTCAACAAACGCATCGAGGACCTCATATGAGCACTGACAAAACCCTAGACATCATAGCTTCCCAAACCGAAGTAGCTGCCCTCGAGGCAGCCAAAGTCAAAACCTATTCCGGCCGAATGCTCGACATCACCGCACCCGAGATCGTCGAAGTACAAATTCGATCTGACGGCTCAGTCCTCTGGGTTAATATAGACGGCATCTGCCGCCTCCGTGCATGCAACATCGGCAATATGCTCGTCAATGACGAGCGCACCGGCCAAGACGATTAAAGAAAGAGCCCAAATCAATGGCCACCCTCAAACCCTGCCTCCGCTGCAAAGGCACCGGCAAACACAACTCCGGTTACACCTGCTATCGCTGCAACGGCACCGGCCAAGAGCCCAGCCCAAAACCCCAGGCCTATTCCAGCAAATCAGCCGAAGAACTCCTTGGATTGGATGACGAGACAAGCTCGTCATCTAATGAAGGTGGACCATCCAATAGTGACCCCCAAACTGCCGACCTCCTAAAGCTCAAAGGGCGCCTCGACGCCGCAATCTCCCAAATCGGCAGCAACCACGTCGTGGCCCTAACAGGCCTCGCCAAGCTCAAATCCGAAATAGCTTCGACGCTCTCATCCGAGCGTCTCGCACATGCAAATGCCATTTCATCCCTCGAAGAAAAAATCGACTCCCTCTCATCCTCAATGGATGAGGCCCTGAAACTTCTCGAACAGACCCGCGAAGTCAATATCACAGTCAACACCCCGGAAGGCTCATTCACAGTCCCTGACGGCCACAAACACCCGCAATTCCTCACCCTCCTCCGAGCCGCTTCATCTCGCCAAGCAGACGGCTATCACCCCAATTGCTGGATAGCCGGTCCAGCCGGCTCAGGCAAAACCACAGGCGGCCGCCAACTCGCATCCGCCCTAAACCTTCCATTCTTCTTCAACGGTGCCGTCTCCATGGAGCACAAGCTAATCGGCTTCCGCGACGCCACCGGCAACTACCACACCACCCCATTCCGCGAAGGCTACACAGTCCCCGCCGTCTACCAATTCGACGACGTGGACTCAAGCGAGAACAGCGCCCTCCTCGCCCTCAACGCAGCCCTAGCCAACGGCGAATGCGATTTCGCCGACCGCCTCATGCCCCGCCACCCAGACAGCATCATCCTCGCAACCGCCAACACCTGGGGTCTCGGCGCAACAGCCGACTACGTAGGCCGCGTCAAAATAGACGCAGCATTCCTCTCCCGCTTCCCCGTCAAAATCTCATGGCCCTACGACGAACCCTTCGAACTCGCCATCGGCGGAAACCCCGCATGGACCAAGCGAGTCCAAGCTGCCCGAGCAGCCGCCAAGAAAGCAGGCCTCAAAGTCATAATTGACCCGCGCCACAGCATCGCCGGCTCAGCCCTAATCCAGTCCGGCTTCACCCCAGACCAAGCCGCCGAACTCACATACTTGGCCAACATTCCAGCGGACAAACGGAACCTGATCAATTGACGGACAAGCCGTCAATTGATCAAAAACAGGAACTCCAATGACCATCATCCGCCACACCCGGTCGCTATCTCCCGCCCTAAACGGGCGGGGGATATCGACAATCCCAAACCTGCCGGGCAAATTAGTCCACTATATCATCGCTCAAAGCCTTAGCGAACTCGGAGAGTTCGCTAAGTCTAGCAAGCTTCGCGGCTCTTCCTCCTCCGACTACTGGGACATGAAGCTTGGCCTAGAAAGTGCAATCTCCTATTGCTTCACCGGCGACGAGTCCGGCGTGGAGCAAAGCGATGCCTTGCTCCACCGCATGGAGGAGCACATCCAAATGCCCTCCACCCGCGCTCTATGGACCGACGACATCTCAGGCGCATTCCCAAACATCCCCGCCTACATCGCCGGTCAGCCCCTCAACATGCGCACCCGGCAACGGGCGCAGACGGAGTCTGCGCCCCTTGCGATCATGGTAGACCTGGGCATATCTGCAGCCATATCAGCACAACAAGTCCGCAACCGTGGCACCGCCATCCTCGCCCTAGTCCGTGCCCTCTCAGCGCACCGCCCCATCGAGCTATGGGCCATGGATTTCGGCAGCGCCGACGATGGAGCTGCATCAGCCTACGGCTTCGGCAGCTCCAGATCCAACTGCGTCTGCGTAGCAGCCAAGATCGAAACATCGCCCCTCGACCTCTCCACAGCCTGCTACGCCCTAACCCACCCAGCCTTTGTCCGCCAAGTCCTCTTCTCCCTCGAGGAGAAGTATCACGATTTCCGCGGCGGCTGGCCATTCCGCATCAACCGCGCCCTCTCCCGCCATGAAATGGAAGTCCTCTGCGCCCCCATGTGGCCACACGTCAGCGAAACCTTGGCCCTCCCAGGCCTCCACGCCGCCGACGAATCCATGACCGACCCGGAGTCCTGGCTCAAGCGCCAGCTAGCCGAGCACGACCCCCTAAAGCTTGAGGAGGTAGTTGATTGAGCTTGCGCTCAATCAACTACCACAACCGGAGACCATTCCAATGACCGAGCGCAACGAGTTCAGTGTCTATCAGTTCTTCAAAGATAACTCTTACGAAAAGGTCCGCTCTTTCGTCTCAGCCGAGGAGGCCGTCACAGCCTTCAACCACTACACAACCAACGTGGCGTCCCGCATCGGCATCACAGCCCGCGTAATCGTCACAGACGGCGGCGACTCCATCGTCTTCGAGTGGAAATCCGGCCTCGGCATCACTTTCCGCCCCCGAGATGATCCAAGCAAGCTTGGATCATCTCAAGAGGAGTCCTCAAATGACCTTTGATCCATTCAAGCCCATCTTCACATTCGTCGCCGACGACGGCACAAACTACCACATAGACACTCACGCTCTCCGCGACTGGTGCGTGGGCCAGCTAAAGCTGGCCCAGCTCGAAGTCTTTTTAATCCCCCTCAAATACGACCTAGCAGCCACATTCATCCCCGAGAACGTCATTGCGCCAGCTCGCATTCGCGAGCTGTCGCAAAGACCAGTCGCTTCCCTAGACCCCATCATAATGGCCAAAGATGGCACTCTCACAAACAACGCGTCCAACGTCATGCTAGTGGACGGACACCACCGCTTCTTCCTCGCCTGCCTCCGTAAACAAACATTCATCGAAGGCCACCTCCTCGAACCATCCCAATGGAAACCATTCCAGCTTCACAACCTCCCCTCAATCACCAAGGAGCAGCTGCGCCGCAGCCCCCTCCTCAAAAGGAATTATTGAGTTTGGGCTTTAGCCCAAACTCAAGAAAGGAGTCCTTCAATGGCCGGCGCAGCCCTATTCGGCTTCCTCACAGGCAGCGGACTATTCTTCGTAGCCCTCATCCTCCTAGCCCTCCAAACCCTCTATCTAGGGACCATAGAAGTCCTCGCCCGCATCCACTTCAACTACCGCCAGCGCCACCCGAGGATTGCGAGTGCGAGTGTTGCGCACAAAGTTCGCAACACTCGCATCTTCTGGTCAACATGGGCCTCCTTTATGGCCTTCATCGCCATCTACCACTGGATTTGGGGCTGAACCAGAAACACCTAACAGGAGTCCTCAATGCCCATCTTTCAATCGCGCCTAATCGACCTCCTCTCCGCCGCCCTCGATTGGCAGCACGCCTTCAACGAAAAGTCCCGCCTCATGGAGCACCTCGCCCGCGAACAAGACAACAAACAACTCAGCGCCCTCGCGCGCTACAGTGCAAACGACTACCTCCTTGACCCCATCAAAACAAACACGACCATCGCCCTCGAAACCGAGCGCATCAAACACACCAAACGCTACAACGAAGCGAGGCGAGCCAAAGCTCTTCTCACAAAAGCTGAAGGAGCAATCCCCAGCATCCAGTCCCCAGAAGACATAGAAGAGCTTCGCATCGCCCAGATCGAAGAAGACTACCGCAAATCCAGAGAAGAGTAGACGCGCCTAACGGCGCGTCTACAAACCATTTCCAATACCGAAGACAGTTGACATCCGGCTGTCTTCGCTCTTGGAAAAGGAAAAATCAAGTGAATGATGCACGTCGTAAAGAAATTGCTGAAGCCATCTCAAAAATCGAGGACGCCAAATCCATCCTCGAGTCAGCCTCCAATGACGAACGGGAAGAGTTCGAAGAACTCCCAGAGAAAGCCCAAGAGTCCACCAAGGGAACTAACATAGAAGCAACAGCCACAATCCTCGAAGAAACCGTCGATGACTGTGACAACCTAATCTCGAAGCTTAACGACGCGAAGGTATAAGGCATCGGCAGTGGGCCGTTAGGCCCACTGCCTCGCCTTAACCTTCAAAAGGGCAGGGCAGTGAGCTAAAGCTCACTGCAAGAGAAGGGCAGATGAAAACATTTCCATTCGGTCGCCACAAAGATGTCCCACTCTCCGAAGTCCCTATGGACTACCTAGAATGGTATCTCCGTACTACAAAGGCCCAAATAGCCGAGATCGAAGCCGAGCTAGAACGCAGAGAGCTAGCCGAGCTTGCAACCGGCACCTGGAAAGAAAAACTAATCAAAGCAGGCTACCGCACCCTCATGAAACAATACCACCCAGACTCCGGCGGCTCCACATCCGACGCCCAGCAAGTCAACGCCGCCTTCGAGTGGCTTAAGAAACATGCAGCGAGCTAAAGCTCGCTGCATATTTCTTAATCCAAAAACACTAAGGAGCCAATTAATGGAAAACAACATAACCTACACAGCCACATCCCTATCCGACATAGCCGATCACTTCGAGATGTTTGCAAAACGCATCGAGGAGCGTCTTCGCCATCCCGGTCGCATGACCCAGGTGCAAATAAAAATACACGTAGCTCAAATCCAGATATGGCGAGAAGCCTCCGAAACCCTTCGCCACACCACAATTCAGGCGAAGGCAGAGCCTTCGCCTGAAGGAGCAGCACAATGACCTATCAGCGCCGTCGCTTCAAAAAAGAAAATGATAAGCCCGAGACGCCTCCGGCGTCCCGGAGACGCCGCCTCCCATTCGGCGAGTGCCCCTCATGTGACCGCGACAGGGCTGAAGGCCCCTCACATGACCCATCGCCCCACTGCGAGTCCGGTTCTCATCCCCACTGCACTTGCGATACATGCTTCTAAAGGAGTCTATCATGAATGATCGAGCCACAATCCAAGATCAGATCGACCAGACACGACGCCGGTCTATCAACATCTTCACTGATTTAGACACATTAGAATTAGGCATAGCTCAAGAGCCAATGTCCTTCTCTCTAGACAGCATAAATCGGCTTAAAATTCTCGCAGCATCACTAGAAAGTCTCGCTATCTCTTGCGGGCATACTCTAGACAAACAGCGCATTCAAGCCCAATTCGAGGCGCGGAGAGCCAAGCGATGAAATCCATCATCGCAGCTCTAGGAATTGCGTTTGCACCTGCCGCAAACGCAAGTCCATGCCATCACTATGCCACATGGCACTACCCCTATCCTCAGCCCTCATGTGGGGGTCGGGCCGGGGTTGGGCAGAACCCAACCCCAGATAATGCCTCCAACTGGTACGTGGAGATTCAGCTCCCCACAGAAGCTGAATCTCAAGATCCAAGGAGCATTCCTTTCCCAGTCCTCTTAGCTCAGTCTAAAGATGAACTCAACATACTTCTCCTCTCACGGAAATGGAGCAAAACCCTCCAGAAGCCCTGGATTGACACTTGTGTTCGCACCTCAACTCCCGAACAATGCGAAACAGCCTGGGAAAAACTAAACAACAAGTGAGGGAAGACAAGCCACTTGGAAAGGAAAGTAAATGGCCAGCACAACAACAACCACATTCCATCAAGTCTCTCGCATCGAGTTCGAGTACTTCCCCGACACCTCTGACCCAGCCTTCTCATTCCTCCGCCTCCTAATTTACAGTCCCGACTCCACTATCCGCGCCCATCAAATATCATTATTCTCTCACAATGCCGAGTCGGCCGACCACCTCCATAACATCTTCCTCGCCTCTCAGCTGATGCTTGATCCACCGACGGTGGATCACAAGCATCATGAAAGACCACCTCAGTCGGCATAAAGGCTGCAAGCCTCTACGCCTCCTACGAGTTCTACTTTGGCAAGCGTGGAGGACAAGCCTCCACGCTTGCAAACCAGGAAACCAAACCCATGCCTCGCTCTATCTCATTCCGCGCCTTCAGCAACGCACTCCGTATCCTTCGCGCTCTCGACTCCTACGAAGTCTCCTTCCTAACCGATGATCAATGGGAGAAGTTTCGCACTAACCCATACGACTTCTTCATGATAACCACTGACTACAATGCCGGCCTCATCTGGGAAGCCATCCAGCGCCGGCAGCCAGAGGAGCTAAAACAGAATGTCTAGAGAATATCACACCTGCCGCAAATGCCGCAGAACCAGCTATGATCCATTATGGGACATGTACCAAACCGGCCCCCGCCACTGGGAGCATTTCAGCCACTTAACCATGTCAAAAATCCTCACCCTTCCACCCAGCACTCGTGAGCGTTTCGAAACATGGTGGGAGGCTGAAAAGATTGAGTGGCGGCAAGCTTGTCTTGCCGCCACTCAAGAAGGAGAGCCCAATGGCTGACCACCCACTCCACGAGTGCGCTGCAACCGCCGCACCCCTCATCGAGTCCGGCGCAACCATCCACCAAAAATTCACCTGTTTGGCGTGCGGAGCACGTCAAACCATCGCCGAGGCCAACCAATTCTTCACTCGCGGCAAATGTGAAGAGTGCGGTCACATAACAGACATCGCCGTCCAGGGCTGCAACTACATGGTGATTTGGGGCGAGGCCAAACCAATCGGAGGTATTCAATGAGCTACAAACCAGAAGTCCAAACCGACTCCTCGGGCAAATGGTACAGCAACGCCGCCCGCTTCGCCACCCTCGAAGAGGCCGACGCCTACAATCTCGACCTCGCATGGCGCTGGACTGCAGTCCGCGAAAGCCGCGTGATCGAAAGCGACGAACCAGTCAATTTCCGCTGGGATTGGATCTCACGCAAGGGCATCCTCCTTAGCGTGCCCTCACAATGTGAGGGCACGCTATGATGCTCTGGATACAAACTGATCCGCGAGTCGATCTCGGCTTCCTCCCCTCCTTCCTAAGCGACACCGACCCTCGTCCAGCCGCCAAGCAAATTGACTCCAATTACACCCACGGAGGTGGATGGCGTCCTCAGCCCGGCTTCGAGTCTCTCAAAGACTACACCTTAAAATACTCTGGCGACCCACCAATGAAGCCGCTCGCTATGACCAACCTACGCCACGAACTAATCTGCTTCTATCCCTACAGCTACCTCGCCATCTTCCAACCCGACGGCAGCTTCGAAGTGTGCCGCGTCGATTAGGTTTGCAAGCTAAAGCTTGCAAACCTAAAAAAGGAGTATCCAATGATGTCTGACATCGAAATGCGTGTCTCAGCACACGCCATCATCACGCTAGGACGAGGCCGCTCTCCAGAAGAAGACAGCGACGCCTACAGTTCGAAATGCGCTGACGCAGCCCGTTGCCTCGCAAATGCCAACCCCCAGAATATCGCCAGAGCGGTATTCAGCCTAAACAACAACCAAGAAAGCAACGGTCCCCTATTCATCGCAGACGCCCTCAAAATACTGGCCAAAATAGCTCAGGCCAAGATTGGCACCGAACTACAGTCCATGCCCACCGAGGGAGGCATACAATGATCGGCCCCGGCAAATACGACGCAGAGGCCACCCTAGTCATGGAGTCCGCCAAAGCCGCTGGCGTCATCATAATAGTCATCGATGGCGACAGAGGTGAGGGCTTCTCAATCCAAGCCACCCTAGAAGTAACCCTTCTACTCCCAAAAATGCTGAGGATGATAGCAGATGATCTCGATCCTGCCGTCTCTGCTCTTTCATCCTCACAACGTGAGGATGAAAGAGCATGAACTTCCACGATCCATCCCGCACTCGCCTAGGCAACTGGCGTCCCTGCTGGCTCAACTCAGTCATTGCCCTCCCACCCATCCAGCTGGAGCCGCACGAGACCGACCCATCCTTAATCCATCTAACCATCTGCCACGGTTCTCGTGGCATCTGGCTCGAGAAAGACATCCCCAAAACAGAACTCCACAAAATCCTTCACTTTTGGGAAGTGGACCCCGAAGGCACCTTCATGCAGCTCTTCGGTCTAACCGACTGGCCCCACGAGCACGCACGTATCGCAGCCGCAATGCGACCAAAACCAAAAGCCATCGAACCGCAAGTCCGAGTCCCTATCCCAATCGAGGACTTGATATGAAAATATCGGAAAGACAGCGGAGAGATCGTGTCCTTTACAACGACCTCATCCAGCTATTTCCGCCTCCTCCACATCTAATCCAGCGCGAAATTCGTCTCTGGCTCTACGAGGAAGTGATCCAGGCTTCTCAAGAGAAGCCTGGATCAAGACTATATCTTTGGTTTCTGGAAAGAATGGAACGTCTCAACTGGGAGAAAGTATAATGCCTGGCTTCACCTACAAATCCTACTCATTCCTCGAGAAAGATCCCATAATCGATGAGATCCGCACCGTCATTCAGGAGTGCGGCGTTTCGCACAAATGGATCGAAGAGAACTCAGGCGTCACCGCCGTAACCCTCCGAGCCTGGTTCTACGGTGCAACCAAAAAACCCCAAGCGGCCACAATCAATGCAGTGGCCCGTTCCCTCGGCTACAAACTTGGCTTCGTCCCATTCGCAACCATCATTCATATGGACCCTCCCATGCCTCAGCCCGAGCCTGCACCTCACGCACGCGAGGTGCGACACGTAGTCCAGATGGCTAAGTTTCGAAGTAAAGCTTCGAAACTTAGAAAAGGAGCACGCCGATGACAAAATTCAAAGTTGCCTTCACTATGGACTCCAAAACCCTCTTCTTAATCATGTCCAAAATACTCCCCATCGAGGACTTAAAGGTCGAGGAGAAATTTGACCCTGCAGAACTTCAGGCAGCTCTTCATGCTCTCGCCCCAAAAGAGCAAAAAGTACTTGCTCACAAACCAAAATATAGAAAAGGTAGGGCTTCAATCCCCTTCAGCCCAGACAAAGGAATAAACAAAATCCTCCTCACCCACCTAGCCCAGCGTCCTCATCGCGCTACCGAGTTACGCATCCATCTAAAAGAGGGCGGCTTTTCCCCCAACTCAGTCGGCTCCCGCCTACAAAAGCTGGCACACCGTGGCATGGTCAAACAGCACGGCGACGGCCTCTGGAGCTTAATCAATGGCTAAACGTCCACTCCCCGGATTAGGCGACGCGCCCATCGAACCGCAGTACGTCGAAAAAATGAACGCCATTGCGCAAACTCTCGACGAGTTATTCAATGGCGGAGTCCGCGATCCAGCCCGTAAAACAGGGTTTGTCCTCATGGTCTTCCCGTTCGACGAGGCTAGTGAAGGCCGTTGCAACTATCTTTCTAATGGCGCAGACCGGAAAGACATCATCAATTTGATGAAAGAGATGATCCAACGCTTTGAGGGCCAGCCTGAGATGAAAGGCAGAGCTTAAGCGAGCTTTGCTCGCTTAAGCTCTGACAAAGGCAGAACATGAAAAACGATGAGATCCTCTGGCGTCTACAGACCGCCTACGAAACACTCGCCCCAATGCGAGGCCAGCTTGAGGACGACATGGAGAATGAAACCTCTTATGCAACCGGCGTAGTCCTCGGCAACCTCATCATCGCAATCAACCTGCTCAAGCGCGACATCCTCGCACAGAAGAAACCGGAAAAAGATGACGCATAGATTTGACCGCGGCGCAGAGCACACCTTCATATGCAACGGAGATGTCCGCTGGCACATAGACCAGATCATCAACGGGATCTACTTCAACTGCTCTCGTATGCTGCCAGACGGTCGCTTCCGGGAGTGTACGATCATCTGCCCTGGACACAAGCAAGCAGAGCTTGCTTGTGTCCATGATGGCCCATCCAATGGTGTGTCGGATGACTGGCCTAGCGGCCAGTCATCCTCCAGAGATGAGCCACCTTACTCTCTAGAACATCATAAGACCAAACGGGCAGTAAACCCCGAGTGAGAATGGTACATTACCAAAAGTTAATGTATGGACCCCTTGACATGACCCACCAAATATGACAGAATTAACTTGGATGACATCAGTCATTCCTATCAGAGGGACTGAATAGATGACAAGAGTTCTATCAGCGGCGGTACTGATTGCCGCATTGGGGGTATTGCCTGCAAGAGCAGCAGTCCTCACCTCAGTCGAGAATGTCGGCTCAATCTTCAATGAGAGCCTCGCACTCCCAGCTGAAGACACTCCCGGCTCGGGGATCGGCTTTGCCCAATTCTTCGAGTTCTCTCTCCCAACCAGAGAGACTGTCACCGTCTCTATGTCCGACAGCGGTATCGGCAATCTGGCGGTTGTGGGAGGCGTTCTCTCACTCAACACCCAGACCTCAACTGGACCGGGGCCTCTCTTCACCCCGCTTGGAGCGTTCCTCGAAAGCTCTCCAGTCCTCAACGTGGTTGGCGGGCAGGAAGCCATAGTCAGTCCTGACATTCTGAATGCCGGCAACTACTTTGTCGCGTTAACCGGCACCAGTGGCTCATCCCCGATCCACCTCGCCATCGACGGCACCGTAACCGCCCAAGCAGCAGTTCCGGAGCCGTCAACCTGGGCAATGATCTTGCTAGGCTTCGCTGGCCTAGCTTTTATTGGAGGTCGTTCTCGTAGAGCGTCGAGGACGGACTCCATAGTCGCAGCTCTTTAACCCCCGTAGGGCTGCGATAGGTCAGGGTGGTGAAACAACACCCTGATTAAGGGGCCGAGTCTTCCAAGTGCCGCAACTTCTAGGACTCGGCCCTCCTTTGCAAACCCAATTTCCAAATCATACGCAAGCGTATGATTTGGAAAAGGAGTTGGAAATGCGTAGAAATAACACTCTCCGAGGATTTATCCTCGCGAAGCGAGGATAAAGCCTCATGCGTAGAGTTATCAGGCCGCAATCTCGTCGCCACCTATGGCTCTATGATGAAGACTGGGATTTTGTCTCCACCCATGTAGCAGCCCGTACACGTCTACCGCCTGGCTCCTGGGTGAGGGAGATGCTTCACCGCGTAGTCCTCCAGCTGAGAGAGGAGCGTTACATCCAAAACGAGACTGCTCAGAAACTGTGGGAGCATGTGTCGAAAGACGAGGAGGAGGCAACACATCATGACTGATTTTACCAAATATAGGCGCAAGCAGATTGCCGAATTGCGCCCTTACGTCCCAGGCGAGAATTTATCTCATGTGTCAATATCTCCAGAAGATGAAAAGGCTGGCTCCCCTAAGCCAGGCGATATGATCGCCCGCAATCCAAAGAACCATAGCGACCAATGGCTAGTCGCTGCCCAGTATTTCTCTGACAACTTCGAGCCGGTAGATTTGAGCTAAAGCTCAAATCTAATAAATAGGGCAGACAAAAATGACTGAAGAACTCCCCCAAAATGATCTTCTAAAGAAGGCGGACCCCGAGTGGTCAATGGCCGAACTCTTCAATCGGGAGCCGCTCGCACTCTACCAGCAGTACCCCGAACAGTTCAAACGGCTCATCATGGAGCTTCGTGCCCAGGCCGAACGCAACCGAATGGCCGAGGAATCCGGCAAGCGGATTCCTCGTCCAAGTAAAATGGCCGATGCTCTTCCAGTCAAATCCCTCCTCACAGCCGAAGAACTGCTATTTGGGGACGACAAATAAGGTTTGAGCTAAAGCTCAAACCTTAAAGGGAGGGACAAATGAAAGTAAGCAAAATAGGCTTTACTGGAACGCAGCGTGGCATGACCGAAATCCAGGCCGAAACGATAAGCAACTATTTCGGCGATGGAGTAGAGTTCCACCACGGCGACTGTACTGGGGCTGATGAGCAGGCTCACCGATTAGCTAAAGCAGCTGGTTGCCTCATTATTATCCATCCTCCTATCAATCCGAATAAACGTGCTTTCTGCATCGCTGATAACATCCTTCCACAGAAAGACTATCTGGATCGCAATCACGACATAGTAGATGCGACCGAACTTCTTCTCGCCACACCAGGCGAACAAGAAGAGCAGCTTCGTTCAGGCACATGGGCAACCATCCGCTACGCTCGTAAATGGAAGAAACCGACCATAATAATATATCCTAACGGAGGAACCGAGCTGTGATGCAAAACTGGGAAAACAATAAAAGCTTCAGTCAGAAGCTGCCGCGGTTCCAAACCGCAATCGACTCAACGAGTCTGGGTGCATTCAAACAATGCGCTCGCTACTACTATTATTCTATCATCTGCGGCTATACAAAGATTGGCGTCCAGATCCATCTGGATTTCGGCTCCGCCGCTCACCACGTATCCGAAAACTATCAGCGTGCTCGATCTCAAGGGATCGAGCACGAAGAGGCGTTAGAGGCCACTATAGTAAAAGCCCTGGCTGATACATGGGATTACAAAGCTAACGCTCCAGCGTTCGACGACGTTCAGAAGAACCGCCTATCTCTCATCCGTTTCGCTGTCGAATACCTAGACCATTACGAGAAGCAGGGCTCCCCTCTCAAAACAATCCAGCTAGATAATGGCAAACCAGCAGTCGAACTGACCTTTCTCTTCGATGCTGGCTTCCGTTCTATGAACAACGAAGTCATTTCGCTGTGCGGTCACATAGACCGCCTCGTCCAGTTCAATGACGACATCTTCATAGCCGACTTAAAAACCACCATGGAAGCGATCAGCTCAAAATATGCAGAGCGCTTCACTCCAGACAACCAGTTTACCCTCTACACCATTGCAGGCCGTGTCGCCCTCGGCGTTCCTGCCCGTGGCATCCTCCTCGACGCCGCCCAGATCGGCGTCAACTTCGTTCGCTTCCAACGCTTCCCCGTCTACCGTCCTCAACCAGTCCTCGACGAATGGCTTCAAGCCCTCCCCTACTGGGTATCCCTCATGGAGAGCTGCGCCACAGTAGCTGAGCCAATGAAAAATCCCGAGGCTGCCTACCCTCAGAACGACAAAGCTTGCGGTCTATACGGCGGCTGCCAATTTCGAGAGATCTGTGGGCGAAGCCCACTGGCTCGCAAACCGATTATGGATGCAACTTTCCAGATTAGACGCTGGGACCCGGCTGGGGAGCCTCGCTAACGCTCGGCTCCCATAGGAGAATTGCAATATGTTTGCAAAAGAGTTTGTAAAATCGAGAATGCCCTACGGGATCTATGACACTCGTAACTGCGCTCTTATCCACATTGGCCTCTACTCGAGCATTGCCGAATGTTGGCAGCTTTATCTCGGATGGCCAAGCGCAGATGAGATCATGGATGCCAAACAAAACGGTCTCCACTGCATCCCCATAACCTGCCACTACCAGTTGCCTGACGAGCAAAGCTCGTCAGGCAAAAGCTCGTCAGACAAAAGTGAGGAAGCGTCCAAATGAAAAAAGAACGTCCAACAGTAGATACCAAGTCATACGATTTGGCAGAGCATTTCCTTAGTGAGATCCCCGGTGCAACAGAAGACGACTATTGGGAGCTGGCACGGGTCATCCAGGCCGCGTGCGAAGATGCCTGCCGGGAAGTCGAGACAAGGGAAGCAGTCAAATGAACGAGGAAGTCAAGAAAGACCTATTTAGAACTGAGCAAGCTCCGCTTGCTCAGTTCCGGCCAGTCAAGATCTTGATGCTTGGCGACCCCGGCAGCGGCAAAACAGGGAGTCTAGCTTCCCTCGTTAAGGCGGGATACAATCTCCGCATCATGGACTTCGACAACGGCACCGAAATCCTCCAGAATCTTTTAACCAAGGAAGAGTACGCAACCTGCTCCATAATTCACCTTCAAGATAAGCGGATGGCCAAGAAAGTGCCAGTCATGGATGGGCAAAATATCCGCGGCTACAAAGTCAGCGCCATCCCTCTCAATCCAAACGCCTGGCAGAAAGCCGTAGACCTAATCTGCACTGACTGGAAAGACCCCAATAATCAAAAATCATTGGGGTCTGTCTACACTTGGACCTCGCAGGACGTCCTCGTCTTCGACTCCTTAACCCATGCTTGGCGCACAGCCTTAAACTTCATTCTTGCAATCAACAACCGGCTGGGCCAAAACCCGACGCAACCGGAGTGGGGCACCTGCCAAGGGATGATCCTCGACGTCCTCTCCACCTTCTTCGATGCCAGCATCAAATGCAATGTGGTCTGTTGCGCCCACATCGCTTACGACACCGACCAGAACGAGATCCTTCACGGTCTCCCTGCTGGTCCAGGCCGAGCCCTCAATCGAGAGATCGGCACCTACTTTAACCATACAATTCGGGCTGCCACCGTCGGTAACCGCCACTCCATCATCACCCAGTCGGACGGCGTAGTCGAGTTAAAGAGTGCGGCTCCCGGCAAAATTAAACAAACCTACCCAATCGAAACCGGCCTGGCCGACTACTTCGCAGCCGTTAGGTCTGTGGCGGACAAGCCTTCACAGACCTAAAGAGCAGCTTACAATGAGAGAAAAGAAAGAGATTGGTGAGAAGTACGACGTCACAGCCAAGGAGCGTGATTTAGCCGAACGTCGAACTGCTTTTTTAATTAAGCGCCTAATTGATTTTAACATCCCCCTGAGAACTGCTTTAGCCAGTGCTTATTTTCAGGGTATAATCGATGCATCAGACTTAATCAAGGAGAAACGTCCATGAATAGACAAGATATCATAACAATAGCTGAGTTTGGCGGTTTCACAATAGAAGCCGTTTACGACTACCGCATCGAGCTGTCTTATGAGAATAAGCATGCCCCAGTTCCAGTTGATGATGTAAAAGTGGAGAAGGTGGAGCTGCATATAAAGAGGCATCAGAGCATCCTCAACAAGCAGTCTCATATCCGAGTAAACTCGGTCAAGACAGTCCGCACCATCCGTCTGTTGGATATTCCTCCGTGGCTCTGGGAGCTTTTAAATGACCAGACCGTCATCGAAGAGCTGGATAGGGATTATCCGGTGCCAGATCCGGACGAACAGAGAGAAGATCTGCGATACAAGCTCGCAGATCTTCAAAACACTGATGATAAGCGAGATTATTAGGAGTCTTGCAAAACAGTTATGTGAAATTCCATTCTAGAGGAAAAAAATCTGGAGTGGATGTAAGCAGGGCAGCTGCCCAAGGAGAAAGTAAATGGCAAATCTAGCAGAACTGATGAAGGGACGTGTCGAGGATCTTATTAAAGGACCACCGACACTTCCCATCGGTGACTATCCGGCAGTCATTTCCAAGTTCGAGCTGACATCGGCTCGCAATGCGGAGCAGACTCCGATCCTCCGTTTTACGGCCCGCATTCTCGGTTGGCCAGCTGATGACTCCATCGACGAGTCGCAGAAGGCCCCCATCGAGAACATCACCCAGCGTACAGTCAACTGTGATTACTGGCTGCCTCTCGATTACAGGTACGGCCGCCTGTGTGCGCAGTGCGGGATCACAGGGGAGATCACGGAGCAGACCAACTATGAGCTGGTTGGCAAGGAAGTCCTCGCCTCCGTGAAGCATCAGATCAGTAAGAAGACTGGTGAAGTCTGGGCCGTCGCTCAGCAGCTCATCGGAACAGCCTGAGCTAAAGCTCAGGCTGTTCTGATGGGGCAGTAGATCTGCCCCTGGGGGAGGTGGAGGGCCTCCCCCTAAATTATTGAGGACTGACATGATAAAAGCTACAGCACAAATGAATGGTAGGACTATGCTTATTCTGGGTTTGAGTTTTAAGAACCTCGATAAATTTCGCGCCGAGCCAGGCGACACATTCATCAAAATCGATGGCAGACAAATGGATCTGCCAATCGACGTAATGATATTCTCCGGCGAAACAGAAGCCCACCTAGCCAATCTAGTACAAAACAGTGTCGGACCCATGACAAAAGTCTACGTCGATCCTAAATTAAAGAGTTAGATCCTCTTCAATAAGCAGTCGAGCAAAGCTCGACTGCTTATTGAAAGGATCGGACTTCGATGCCAGACATTGCCCTCTCCCTCATCTGGGTTAAACGAGACTCCCGTCAGAGACGGAAGCTAGAGCCGGACCCCGCACTCCAGCAGAGTATAAAGAGGGTGGGCCTCATCAACCCCATCATTATCACCAAAGACTACCAGCTGATAGCCGGTGAGCGCAGATGGGAGGCCTGCAAAGCACTAAACATGCAAATTATCGCAGTTCGATGGTTTGAAGACCTGAACATAGACGAACTTAAAGTGGTTGAGCTTGAAGAGAATATCAAGCGCAAAGACCTCACATGGCAAGACTCCACCAGAGCCATAGCCGAGCTTCACTTCCTATATGGGAAGAAAGATCCTGCATGGAACCAAAGAATGACTGCCGAGGCCCTCTCTATTGACGCAGGTCACGTCTCCAACACCCTCCTCGTCGCCACTCACCTGAAAGATCCGAGAGTGGCCAAGGCCACTTCAGTCAACGAGGCCCGCAACCTCATCAGGAGGCGCAAAGAGCGCGAGGACGAGACGGAGATAAACGATATGGCCATCTTCGCTAGAGGGATGGTAATAGGGGAGACGGGCAAGCCGTCCTCCCTATTACAAAACGTAGTGACTCCGCAAACTCAGGTTCAGGCTTTGCCTGAACCTGAGATTGCTGTTGAGGCATCATGGTCCCGTGCTGCGGTAGAGCGTGCCATCAGGCAGGAAAATTTCCTCGAATGGGCACCAAATTACACTGGCATGTCCTTCAACCTAATCCACTGTGACTTTCCGTATGGGGCGAATGTCTTCGACGGCGCAGGCCAGTTCAAACCAGAAGACCAAGAGGGCGCTTACTCCGATCAAGCAGTCGACTACTGGACCCTCACCGAGTGCTTGATAAAGAACCTCGATCATCTGCTATCACCTCTTGGCCACATAATGTTCTGGCTCAGTCCTAAGCCAGCTGTCATGGCTAGGACTATGCGCCTCTTTGAGGCAAACGGCCCATCTATTGAGTTCTATCCATATCCACTTATTTGGCACAAATCGGACAATTCAGGTATCGTTGGCGACTCCCAACGGTGGCCTCGTCACACCTACGAGGCAGCCCTTCTAGCCTATCGAGGCCGCCGTCCCCTCGTCCGGACAGTTGCTGACTCTTATTCAGGTCCAGGTGACCGAAAGCTGCATCCATCCTGTAAGCCGGAGCCTATGCTTCGCCACTTCTTTGCAGCCTTGGTTGATGGAAACACCCGTTTCTTGGACCCTACCTGCGGAGCCGCCTCCTCCCTCAGAGCTGCTGAAAGTCTTGGGGCTCTGTCTCAGAATGTCCTTGGTCTGGAAATTGAGGAGCGCTTTGTGTCCGTTGGACGCGAAGCCCTTCTCAGCTTCCGCGTAAATGCAGAAGCCCATGACCTGAGTCAGCATCGTGCAAAGCACGGTGCTGACTCATGACATGTCCCCCTTTTGCCGGGTGGGCTGGCTCCCGTGAACCGCGCCTAGTCATTATCGGCGAGGCATGGGGCGAGTCCGAAGAACAGACAGGCGGTATTCCCTTCTGCGGAATAGCCGGAGCCGAACTATCTCGCATTCTTCTAGAAACCATTCCAGCCAACAAATACACGGCTGACTTCCGGTTCGCTCTTGGACGCTCCGGCTGGCATCAGATGCGAAATGTATGGGCCAAGGAGGCCGGAATTGGTCTGACCAATGTGGCCGCACTCCGTCCACCAAACAATGACTTCGACTTCCTCCTATGCTCCAAGAAGGAGCTTCCCAATGACTATCCTCAACTTCCCCCGCTCGGACGTGGCAAACTTGCCTATCTCAAAACGGAGTATTTGGGTGAGCTTGACCGTCTCCGAGCCGAACTCGAGCAAACCAGACCAACGTGTATCATTGCGGCTGGAGCTATCGCGACCTGGGCCCTCCTTGGAAGAACTGACATTAGCAATGTCCGTGGCACTGCGACAGTGGGCTCGTCAGGAGGGGTTGCTCCGGGAGTAAAAATCCTCCCCACTTACCATCCATCCGCAGTCCTGCCTGGACGTGGACGCCGTGAGTGGCGTATCATCTGCATGGCCGACTTCATTAAAGCCTGGCGCGAAACATCCCATCCCCGAGTGATCCGGCCCGAGCGTAAAGCCATCATTAACCCAACTCTGGAAGAAGTTATAAATTTTACTAGGGGTATCATTTCTTGGTCATCTCCTCTAGCCGTAGACTGTGAGACAGCAGGTCCGCTAATCACCTGCATCAGCTTCGCCCACAATTCTCAGTTTTCCATTACCATTCCGTTCCGTAACAAGGCTGGTACGCACAACTACTGGGGTACGGTTGAAGAAGAGCTTCAAGCCTGGGCATGTGTCCAGATCCTCTTGGAGTGTGGACGCCCACTTGTTTTCCAGAATGGTATGTATGACATGCAGTATTTTATTAGAATGGGTTTCAAACTGCATTGTGCTCGTGAGGACACCATGCTGCTACACCATTCGCTTTACCCAGAAGTTCAGAAGAGTCTCGGTTTCCTAGGCTCCATCTACACCAACGAAGCTAGCTGGAAGCTGATGGGTCGGCATCGTGCAACCAAAGTGAAGGGAGAAAAACTAGATGAGTGACCATCCTCTTGAGTCGAATCTTGCTTTACAAGATTCGACTCAACATCCCGCACCTGGGGAAGGCTACTGGTACATGGCCGGTCCCTATTCCGACAACATAATGGAGCGCTACAAAGAGCATTTAGCTTTAGCAGCTCTTTTAACAAAACGTAAACTAACTGTATATGCCCCCATCATTCACTATCATGACATGGCACAAACATATAACATGCCAACAGATGCGGAGTTTTGGAATGAACATAACCGCCACATGATATTCCGCTCCAGAGGAGTAATCCTCCTTTGTTTTCCCAATTGGGCTCAATCAAAAGGAGTGCGGAAAGAACTGGATTATAGCAAAATGATTGGTTGTCCAGTGTGGGCGCTAGATCCGCCTCCCACATACCAAGGAGATGAAGTGACCTTGAACTGGACAAGATTACTTTGAGTCTGAATAAGCTAAAGCTTATTCAGACTCAAAAAACTTTAGTTTTTTGAGGCTGAGATGCCAGTCATCCAGACAGCTACAATAGAACCTGGCAGGCTGAATATTGAAGAGCAGCATCAGACCTATTGTGCGCTCGACTCCATGCTCACACTAGAGATCCTGGAGAACATCAACAAGGAACATCCGGGCGGTGCGGAGCCAATCTACTCCTTTGAGAGGGCGCTTCAAGCTCCCCTCCTGGAGATGGCTCTTCACGGCTTCCTCATTGATGGACTGGATCGGTACCGAATGGAGCTTGCAGTGAAGCAGCAAGTTGCTGCTTCGCGACAGGTGCTGAACATATTAGCTCAGCATGTATGGGGTAAAGAACTTAACCCCCGATCCCACACCCAGTTATCAGACTTCTTCTATAAGACAATGAAGATCCCCGAGATCTGGCTTTCCTTTAAGGGAGAGCGTAGACTGTCAGTCAATCGGGAGGCCCTAGAGAAGATAGACGAGTATATGTATGCTCGACCAATTGTCTCCCTCATCCTTTCATGCCGCGATCTCTATAAGCAGTTGGATGTCCTCACTGAGGAGATAGACGAAGATGGACGACATAGAACTTCGTACAATATCGGCGGAACTGAAACAGGCCGTCTTTCATCTTCAACTTCAGTCCTCGGCACAGGCGGAAACGCTCAAAATATTGCTCCAGAACTCCGCCGAGTCTTCATATCAGATCCAGGTTGGAAACTCTGCTCGATTGACCTTGAGCAGGTGGAGGCTCGTGATGTTGGGTTTCTCTGCGGGTGTTTGTTTGGGGACTGGTCTCTGTTGGATTCTTGCGAGTCGGGAGACTTCCACACCAACAACTGCAGACTTATATGGCCAGATCAGCCTTGGCCAGCCGATCCCGCTGGTTGCCGCCAGCTGGCTGAACGCATACCCGTCTACCGCGATTGGACAATGCGTGACTTGGCCAAGCGAGGAGGCCACCTCACCAACTACAACGGAACAGCATGGACAATGAGCCGTGTCTTAAAGCTCCCCATGAAAGTCTGTGTGGAGTTTCAGGCGCGCTATTGTAGAGGAGACGCCAAGAACAACATTCGCCCAGCTTATCCAGCTCTTCGCCAATACTGGAACTGGATAGCCGACCGGCTTCAGACGGTCGGCTCCATTACGACACCATTCGGAAGGCAGCGTCACTTCTTTGGAGATCATAGGAGTGATGCCACACTAAGGGAGGCAATTGCATTCGTTCCCCAGAATATGACGGCTGAACGCACAAATCTCTGGCTCTGGTTGGCATGGGCTAGACTCGGAGATCGCATTCAGCTATTAGCTCAGACACACGACTCCATCACCTTTCAATTCCGTGAAGATGATAAAGATGCGGACGAACTTATCACAGCAGTCTTAGAACTGTTGAATGAAATTAAGCTCTTTGACTCGAAGAGTCAAAGAGCTTATATCGCGCCTGGAGCCGCCAAGGTCGGGTGGAACTGGGCACCGGAGTCGGGAAACAACCCGGCTGGATTACTCAAGTGGAGGAGGGGAACGCATGACAGGCGTTCTAGGCCGTCAGGCTTAGAACGACTGTAGGGAGGGTGAGTTGTCGTGCCATCGGGAGATCTGGTCGATCAGTTTACACTGTACACGAAGGGCTTTCGTACCAGTCCTTTATATAGGAAGTGGGCAGGGATCACTTTAGTAGCGGGCGCAATGGAGCGTCGAGTCTTTACGAAGAACGACGCTTACGTCAACTATCCGAACCTATACATTATGCTCGCCGGCCCTCCAGGTAGCGGCAAGAGCGTAATTGATAGCGTGCGTCGTCTCTGGAGAGCCACTTTAAACGAACTACAAATTCCTGACTTCTATGTGGGCGTAGACAACGCAACCAAAGCAGCTCTCGTAGATGCTCTTTCGAAAGCCACCCAGAACGGCATCCCCTCCTACCAATACAACTGCCTCCTTCTCCCGGTGGAGGAGTTTTCTGACTTCTTCTCGACCTACGATCCCTCCCTCCTCTCATTTCTCACCAAAATTTATAACGCTCCGGATGACTATGAAGAGGAGCGCCGAGGGCACGGCAAAACGAAAATCAAAGCCCCCCTCATGACAGCTCTTCTCGGCTATCAGCCAGACGTCATGAACAAAGTGCTCCTAAAGGAGGGTGCTGACCAGGGCTTTCTTCGCCGCACAATCCTAATCTGGAACCGCAACGCGGAGAAACAAACTCTCTTTAGCGCGCCACCCCTCGACGAACAGCTTAAAAACGCAATATGCAAACGGCTTCATGAGATCAGTACAATCCACGGAGAAATGCAATTTAATGAGGAGGCCATATCCCTTCTCCAAGAATGGGATAATGAGGACGGAGCATATCCACGTCCGACTCATCACCACCTCCTCTACTATAATGAGACCCGCACCCTTCATGCACTCAAACTTTCAATGGTAGCTTCAATGAGTGAAAGCCCCGGTATGACTATTAATGTGTCTCACGTCGAGCGTGCCATCAATTGGCTCCTCGAAGCTGAGACGGTGATGCCAGAAGTCTTTGAGAATATGAAGGAGCAGAACTCAGACTTCGATCATATGCTGGGGCTCTATGCGTTTGCCCTAAAATCACAGACCGACGGCAAACCAATAACAGACAACACTCTAATAACTTGGCTTGTCAGGAAAGTACCTGCCCAAAAGATTAAGTCAATCCTCTTATCTATGGAGGCTATCGGCACCTTCGTCCGAAGGGAGGACGGCACTTGGCGTGTAACAGGCAAGTCACCTAAACAATCATAATATCCCTTCCTGTAGATCTATTCTCCAATTGCAGCTCATCATACCGGAGAACACCTGTAGCCACTGCAATAGCCACAGCCTGTGGCAAATTAACTGCGTTCAACTTATATCTAGCGGAGTCCAAATAACTTTTGATCGAGCCGAATGAGAGCTTTTCGATGGCTGCTATCTCATCATATGTCTTCCCGCGCGCAATCCACAGCAGGCATTCACGCTGCCTCCTTGACAGCGCATGTCTCATTGATTTTTTGTCACGCTGAAGCCCAGCTTATTAGGAGCTGGTGGAGATGCAGAGGCAGTCCCGGCTTGAAGCAAATTTCTAACTGCATGAGGATTTTGGTAAAGTTCTTTAGCCCCCTGTGTCATCCCATAAGCACCAAGACCAGCTGCGCCACTCATTAGCTGAGAGCCCCAGTCGGGCATTTGCATCCCAAACTCATTCAACAAATGCTGTCCTCCCAGATAACCGCTTGCCAGTGAAGGCATATTCCTAATCCAGAACGGAAACTCTCTTCCGCCAACTGACGTAGCCCTCCTCTGAAGTTCCTTAGCCCAAGCAGTCAACTGCTGTGTTTTCGTCTTAGCATTCTCCTCTGCCTGACTTAATGCAATTTTAGTCTTACCTCTCGTCGCAATATCCACATCCCTCAGGGCAGCCCCATGCTCACTAATCTCCTGTTTACCAGTAACAGTATCTTTTAACATCTGTTTTCGCTGATTCTCGGCAGCCGTTTTTGCATCTGCAGCAGCACTCTCAGCCGCTGTTCTCTTAGCCGTAATAGCATCCAGCGCAGGTGCTTGCTGTCCAAACATCGCAGCCTTTGCTTCTGGCAGCTCATCATAAGCTGTCTCAGCATCTCTGCCACCCGCCCTCAACTTAGAAGCTGCCACTTCATTGACCCCCTTATCCAGAGTCGGCTCCGAGCGCAGCTGATTTATTTTTGTGCTGTCATTCCACAATCCCTTATTATCCGCCAACATCTTAGGAGTAATCGTCTCTCTAGCAGCGTTCGTTGTCGTAGCAATGTTCTCGCCTACATTCCCCGCCACACCGAAAATACGACTCGCCTCCTTATTAAACTTGTCAAACGCATTCAGCCCTTCCTGCCCAGCACTATTACCAACAGCTGCTCTCATATCATCACTTACCCCCTTATACATCTCATTCAATTTCTTCACCCCAATACTAGAAAGTATTGAAGGATCACCTATTGCATCACCAATTGCAGACCTGATATTCCTCAGATCCGCAAATGTAAATTTAGGCGCTTGCCCTGCAGGCAGCCCTTGTTTTTGTGCCAGCATATCCAGCTTAGCATTAACTGCTTCTGGCAGCCTGCTCCTAAACATTGAGGCGATTGGCTCTCCCTCTACCCCTGCCCCCATAACATAAGAATGCTCAATAGAGTTTTTAAGATTAGTCGCATCCCCCAGTGCATCCTGCGGGATCAGCGTACCTTGACTGTGATCAGCTGGGTCTTTATAGAACAATCCATCTTCAGCATCTCCCAGCTTCTTCTTATATTCCTTATCTAACCACTGTCGGGCCTGATCCTGCATCTTCCCCGTACCCTCTTCCAGCGTCTTCGACGTCCCCAACTGAGATGCAACAGCCTCTCGGTCTATGTCTGCTCCCGTATGAGCGCCCTGTAATTGCGTGTCAGTCGCTGTAGTCTGAATGTCGTGTGCCTTCGCAATATCCGCCTCCGAACCCTCTTTAAAGGCCCTTGCTACCTGCTTAGTCCCTCTTGTCTGTGCTTTCTGCAGCTGTGACTCATCAGGTGCTACGGCCTCATGAGCTTGTCTAGCCGCAGTGGCTTCTGCCTGTTCCTTTGCCGCCTGCTCCGCAGCCTGAGTTGCCGCTTGCCTCGCACTCGACTCCCCCCACAGCCTTGCAAAACCCGTCCCCGTAAGCGCAGCAGGCAAACTTGCCCACAGTGGATTCATGCCGGTTTCGTGGTGCCACACATCGCCGATAGCCGCTGGCAGATAAGTGTAACCTAGATTAGCTCCGCGAGCCATCCCCATCGCCTCGCCCAACGGCAACGAAGCAGTAGCTTGCCCAGCTCCCCTAATCATCTGACTGCTGAGATCTTTTGGCTGAGTCGGATCATATCCAATACTTTCCTGAGCGTTCCCCAGCATCTCAGCCGACGTCTTCGGGGCGAGAAACCGTGTCAGTGCATTATCCGGAATATTAATTCCAGCCTTCGAAAGTCCGGCACCTATTGCATGTTCTGCTATGGCGGGCAGCCCTAGCATCCCAGCTCCGCCCTCAATTGCCCCTTGATACAGCTGTTTCGGCGCACCCCTTATAACATCTCCCCAAGTCTTAGGCGTGTCACCTCCACTTTGCGATGTATCAGCCCCAGGCAGTGGCACTTTAGATTGAGCGCGCAAAGCAGCCGCTCCAGTCACCGGAGTCGGAGCATTATCTTGTGGCGGTGTCTGCTCTGCAGGCACCGACGGAGCTTGCTCCTGCACCTGTGGCTTAAGCTGGGCACGTAATGCGGCTGCCCCAGTTAGTGGCGGTTGGTTATCAGCCATAGCTCACCTATTTTTTTGGTTTCAGATCTGGGTGCATAGCGTCGTACATGTCATCCATTGCTTTTTCTGCAGGGCCATCCGGAGCATCAGGACTATCTTTTCGCCTTCCGAACAGACCTCTTTCATACGCCTGCGTCAAATGCTGGTCATCAGTAAATTTTATATGACTTCCATCCAGCACAATCCCCTCTTTCGCCAGCTCTCTTTGAGCCTCAGCAAGCGGAGTTGAAATTTTATTGTAAGCTACGTCCGATCCAAGCAGCGACCCACTGCTGTTTCCCGGATGCGCTATATACTTCTCCTTAAATTCATATTTCCCAATGTCCCAATTAGCCAGCGCCTTCAATCCAGTAGTTAGCACCTTAAACGCTAACGGCGTGTTCTCCATGCTTGGCACTGCCGCCGCAGCCTCCATCAATACACCCAGTCCTCGACCGTTAGTCCCATCCAGCGCATTTTTCAAACTGAATGGCAAGGCATGTGCCCACTTATTAATAGTCTGGACATCCGCATTCTTGCCAGGCAGTGCTGCATCCCCAGTAAGCTTCGTTCCAGTGATATTTTCGAAAGTTTCCAGCGCATTAGAGATGGCTCCTCTAGCCGTGCCAAACAGTCCAGGAACTGTGAAACCGCCTTGCGCCGTCAAATCATCAGCAGACGCTTGCATCTGGCCAAGGCTGTTCAGCATTCCCCTATCACCATTATATGCAATCAGCTCTGGCCCACTATGCTGTTCTTTGAGATTTTTATCCATCTCCCCAAACTTGGCTTGATCGATAACATTTCTCCCTTGTGTGGTGACGACCGGACTCCCTTGTCTATCCCTGACCAGATACGGAGTGACTCCCGACACATCAACCGGAGCACTATTTCCAGTTGACGAGTTGGTGAATGTTGTAGCTTCCGGCGGAGTCTGCGTCTGTGGCACCTGCCCAGAAATTGGACTCTCAACCGCACCCCGTATACGTTCCAGTCCAGACGGCACCCGAATTGGAATATTGTCAGGACCAACTGTGGTGCTAGGCAGCACTGCTGATAATCTGCTGATGTCGCCATTTGCTCCAACAAATCCACCAGCCACCAGCGTCTGAATAGCTTTTTGTGCCTGCGCTCTCTGAACAGGATCATTCATATTCAGCCCTTGAATTTTCGCGGCAATCCCCTCTTTCAACGCATCAACTCTCGGTTTAACAAAATCCATCGCAGCCGGATCAACTCCCTTCATTGCATTATCAAAATACTTATTCCAGTTTTGAGGATCATCTGCACCCTGTAAACCTGCTGTTGTTACATTAAGAAATGAGTCCTGTCCCAGCCTAGTTTTGGCAGCAGCAGTTTGTGTTCCAATCATTCTCGTCTGCGCCTGTACCATTGCAGCATTTCTAGCATTCAACAGTCCTTCGGTCCCAAATCCGGCAATCAGTGGATTCTGCATCGCCGTGCTAATCCCCTCCTCCATTGACGGAGCATGGGCCATGACCTCTCCCAATGCCTGATTGGCCATGAACTCCGCTTGAAACTTTCTATTCTGGTTAGCCTTATTCTGGAAATCCATAAGAGAGTTAACCATCCCAAACGGATTTTCCATTCCGGTCCCACCCGGTTGTCCAGTGGCGTCAGGAATTAATCCAGGCATCTCAGTCTCCTGTTTCGGCATTCGCCGAAACAGGAGCCTGATCAGCTTCCTCATCCGGCTGTTGTTGTGGACTTAATGCATTGCCTGTTTGTGGCGATCCAGGCCCCATAGCTCCTTGCTCCTTCAAATGCTGCTGCTTGATTGAGTGGACATGGAGAGAGGCCATAGCAGTAATACCTCTATGGATAGCAGAAGCCTTATACTTCTGTTGCAGCTGCTGATCCATTTGCTGTGCTCTCTGATCCTGCTGCTCAACCCACGCTTGCAGCGCTTCTCCCCCAGTGGTCGGCATCTGCGACAACATTTGAGCCAGCGCTGTGGGGCTAAATCCAGCGCCCACCATCGTTCCAGCCCCAGTAATCACATCCTCCACCTGCACCTGATCTCCCATTTTCTTCAACGAGTCCAGCATAGTCCGTGCAACTTTCATCCTCTTCATAGAAGCTTTCAACTGTTTATGCTGAGCCTCTGCCTGCTCCCAATTTTGTTCAACATGCTGCTCAGCAGAGAAACCACCTGGACTCTGTCCTTGCTTTGCCAGCGCATTAGGAGGTCCACCTTGTGATGGACCTCCTCCGCCCATTGGTATTCCGGGAGGCATTCCGCCTGGCATACCTCCAGGGGCCATTACGTTTCCATTCGGCATCTCTGCCTCCTTTATGCGTTAGTCGTCCCGTACACTGCGTCTGCCCCGGAAGCTAATTGCGAGTTACTAAATCCGCCTCCACCGCTACCTCCAAACAGACTCCCACCGCCCAGTGAGTTAAGCAGTGCAAAATTACTTAGCCCTGATGTCGCTCCCGTGATCCCTTGCCCAAGTGCATTCGCCGCACTTTGCGTCCCAGCTGCCTGGGCAGCACCACCCGCACTCGTCAGCCCAGAAATAGCATTTGTAGCACTCTGACTTACCCCGCCATACGTCCCAGCCGCCTGCTCGCCAAGTCCGGCTTGACCCATCATCATATTAAATATCTGCGAATTCTGCCCCAAATAGTTCTGAAACTGCTGTTGGTAAGTCGTAGAAGCCAAATTCTCCGCATAATTGATCGCGCCCTTCGCCCCCGGCCCAGAGGGCGTCATAGCAGTCGCACCCCCAGTCACACCCGCCCCAAGTCCTTGTCCCGAGTAGGCATTAGCTACTCCCTGCTCACCTTGTTGCAGCGTAAACTGGTAACCAGGTGTAGCCGCCAAGTCAGCCATTGTCGGATTGAACGGCTTAGTCAGAGAACCAATGTTCGCCGATAGTTGATTAACCCCAGACTGTCCAGTATTTAAATAAGGTGACAGCAGTCCCAATAGCTGACCCTTATTCAACTGCTGATACTGAATACCAAGCTGCGTAGCCGCAAGCTGTTCGTCAGCCGCAGTCTTGGCACCACCAGCTGAAATAAGCCCGCCAGCAATGGAACCAGCTCCACCGATAGCAGCCGCTGTCCCGATCCCGATTGATGGCATCTACGCCTCCTCTTGGGTTGGCGAGCTTTGCTCGCCAACCCAAAGCATGTAAGTCTGTTGAATAGGAACAGCTCCCAGACTTTGGAAAAACCGTCCCAATCTCATACCCCTGCCTTGGAGCCTGTGATGCGGAAACACACACTGCACACCAATCTTTTTCAACTCATCCAAACTGACCATGAACAGCTTGGCGGCCCCTCCCCACGGAGCACCTTCCCCTACATACCACGCTCCCTGCGTAGCAATCGGCAACCCCTCACTCTCTAAATCCCAGCTCACATTCCAGGAGCAATATCCATAAATCTCCCCATCCACCCTCAACGTAAACCACCTCATATACCCCAGCCTATCCGCCTGAATGATCCGTGCCACATCCAGCTTAAATGGTCTCGGACTCCCATCAGGCTCAACCTCCTTGGCATGAGCCCTCGTCAAATCTCTAATGGCAGGCCAAATGGCCTCAAACGCCTCTCTCTGAACTCTCACAAATCTATGCGGCACAGCTTCAGCCAGCATTTGCAATCTCCAGCTTCAGTTTAATAATATTATCAGCATTTTTTCTTAATTCCTCAACTCTCTTCTGCATATCAACTTGTACATTAATGGGAGTCCATTGAGCCCACCATTGGACGTCCCATGGAACCTCTAGGCAGTATTCCCAAATCCATCTTGCACAACTCTCCAGATCCAAATCCTGATAAGCAACCGTCCGTACCCCACTCGCACTCACAGTCCACAAATCCCTAACTCTCTGACTCCAATCATCTGGATCGACCGCAATTCCCTTCTTCATCAAACTATGCAGACAGTCCATCGGTTCGCGCTGCACAACCAAAAGCTTAGCCTTTGGCAGCCCATTACGAATTACTGGATAAGCGAAAGCCGCTCCTGTTTCCACAGTTCCATCCAGCCCACTCTCGAAGAGTGACAAGCACTCTTCGAGAGTCGAGCATCGACTGAACGCATCGTGTCCGACCGACTTCACCCGGCTCCCATCCTTTATGTAGGATAGCCAGTGGCTAAGCCACGCAGTTCTACTACGCGGCAAGGCGAAGATGATGAAAGGCTCATTCATTAAAAGCCTCCTGGAAACCAAATGGCCGAGGGAGTCGGTCCGTACCAGATCACGTTTATGTGATCGCCCTCCACCATCAAGATCTGCCCGCCCAGCATAGACGCCTTATAATAATTTATCCCATCTCTAGAGTAGTCCACTTCACCCCCTGACAGCGCCATAAACCCGTTCTCCGTGGACCTAAAGGTCCACGGAGAACTAACCAGCGTTTGAACAACAGGAGGCGACTTCGTAACTGGTCCGCCGCTGATTGGTGTTCCATTGCTCGGCCCAGGTCCAGAAATAACTGGCCCATTTGGTGTTTCAATAACCACATAAGAATTATTAATAGTTGTTGCACCGCCACCTGTCTTTGCCCACAGCGCCTGGAAAAAATATTGCCACGCAGGCGTGAGCTGTCCGAAGCCATCCACAATCTGGAAGTCTTTCGGGTAAGCCGACGAAAACTGATAGGGATTAACGCCCATTAGCTGTCCAGAATTTCTGCATCTACCCACGCTCCATTCAATGCAGTTTCGCCGGCAGCGGAGAAACTCAGTTCAAAGATCCGATCTCTCGCCATTCCAAGCCCCCTCCAAGTCGGCCAGGTGTCATACTTCCCTTGTGGGCCATACGGCTGTAAAATCCCATTCTTCCACGTATTCCCTCGATCATCACTCCATCTCAGCGTAATCATCGGGTTTCCATCCGCATCCAGCGGCACATGCCCCGCATCAATATCAGCGTACACAAAATTGAATTTAACTCTTCTCCCATCCGTCAATCCCTCTTGCATCTGTCCCTGTGCTCTTGCCTTCCCAATGTGATGAAAAGTCCTAATCCAGCTGATCGGTCCCGGAGTATGTCCAGGCGGATATCCGGGTGCAAGCGATTTAGTCTCAGCCGCATCATCATAATAATAGTTCGGATTGAGAAAATATAAACTCCCATTCTGCCAATCCCCGCAAACAAACAATCCATTCTGATTACCCCACACCGCATTCTGCATAAAAGCTCCACAATAAGCCCTAGACTTATGCAGAGAACCTTGATAGTCTGTCCAAGCCCACTGATGCCACGCATCGTTCGGATCAGTGATCGCAGCGTCATAAACCCATGTCTGATCACCCGTCGGGAACGTCAGCACATAAAAAATATGTCCGTCAACCTGCGCCGTAAATCCTACCGCATCCTGCACAGTTCCATTTGCAGCCATCTGTCTAATCTGATACTCCAACGCATGGTTAGAAATTCTCCTAGTCTCGTACCCCCTCTGCATCATCACCACGCCCTGCCCCTGCTCATTCCCCGCTAACCAGTAAACCTCAATATTTTGGAATGCCGCCGAATGCGGAGCAAGTATCCCCTGTTGAATATAGATGCCCGGCAACAGCGCAAACGGAAACTGAGCGCCTCCTGTATTATACCAAATCTCACTCCTCTTCGCTCCCAGCAGTATAATCTCCCTCTTATTCACAATCAACCTTAAGAGCCGGTCTTGAAAAGCAGCCTTTGCAGCAAAATAGAGTGGATCAAACGTGACACTCCCAGCCAACGTAGATCCAAAGAAATTAGAGTTCAGCCATCCCCAAACAATAAACGTGTCCAGCGTATCTACGCTCGTCGCGCCTGTAAAAGTCCCCGTCGTATCATTAATTACCGAAAACACGTTCCCCACCAGCTGAATAAAATACCCATTACTTGTCCCATCCGTCAGCATACAAACCACACCATTGTCCGTCATACTTACCGGCCCAGACAGGGAACCAATCGTCCCAATGGCAGTCAAATTTAGTGCATTATCCAAATAATAAACTGTCCCGCCAATAACCACATACGCCCCATTATAGTCCGATCTACTCCAAATCCCTCGCACCTGTGTCAGATTGGCCGGATCATGCGTAATAAACTGCAGTCCCGGCCTCTGGTAATGGGTCATCGGGACAATAGCAAACTCCCTCGGGTTAACCTCCGGGTAAAGATTAATCGCCCTTGTGCAGCTCGCAATATTAGAGCGAGCAGAATATGCTCCGCCAAGAAGAGCCAGCCTCATAGGCTTGTCCTTTCGCTTCGCGAAAGTCCAAGCTCATATAATACCAGTCTCACTCACCTCTCCTGTAAATTGAAAATCTCCTAAAATAAAAATTTTACCTGGCCCTTCTCGCTCCAATATAACCCATACCCGCAGACGTTCCTCCACCAGTAAGCTGCACTACTAAGAAAACACTCTTGGACGCATTCGTATTGATCCTACACCTTCCAGCCGGCAGATAAAATCCTCCTGACTGCATCCCACCCTGTGTCTGCATCATCGACGCCACTCCAGCCAGCACATTAGCCGTAGTTGGCAGTGCAGCACTCGTCTGACTTATCCCCACCATCACCTGAGACGGCCCATTCTGCGCAGTAAAATAGACTGTTCCGAACACGTCCCAATCACCCGCCGTCAACACCAGCGTAGCAATATTGACCGGCACCGTCTGCCCTATACCAACTCCGACGGTCGTCGAGGTAAACAGGACTTCCCCTATGCAACCAGGCGGTGCATTATCCTGTGCAACTGTCCCCAACAGATTAAGCACGCCTCCCATGGTGACGCCGCCAGCCTGCGGCACCTTCGTATCCGAATACTGCTTAGTCGTGGCCCCGAGGGCCACGACAGGGTCGCCAGACAGTACCAGCAGTCCGGACATAGTATCGCCAGACTTCGCTACCCTATTAGCATCTGACGGATGCACATGGTCTGCCCTAGCCCAGGTAGTCCCCGTCCCAACAGCCGCCGTCCCCGCCATGAGCGGAACAACAGTGGAAGGCCCAGGCACAGAGCTATCCACATACTGCTTAGTGGAGGCCCCGAACGGCACCGAGGGATTAGTATTCAGTACAAGTGCCCCCGACATCGTCCCACCAGACAGTGACAGCTTGGTCGGATCAGACGGGTGCTGATGGTCCCCTCTCGAATAAACAGCCGATACACCTGCCGATCCCGCTCCATCCGGCGCAGGCACCGTATTCGATCCAGCCGGCACAACCGGAGCTGGCACAAAGATGAAACCATCAGTGCCCAGAGTAGCCGTATTACCAGCATTTCCACTCACAGTACCTGGGCCTGCAGGGCCTACAGGTCCTGCCGGTCCTTGCGGTCCTGCTGTCCCTGTATTACCGGTCGGCCCTGGCAGTCCCTGCGCACCTTGCTGGCCCATTGGGCCTGCCGGTCCTTGCGGTCCTGTCAATCCAGTATTACCTGCTGGTCCCTGTTGCCCAGCCGGGCCTTGCCCACCTTGCAACCCTTGAGGTCCAGCCTCACCAGGCACACCTTGCGGACCAGCTGGTCCAACCGCACCATCTTGTCCAGCCGGTCCCACTCCTCCAGCTGGTCCGCTAGGACCAGCCGGACCTTGCGGTCCTGTCGGACCTGCAGGTCCAATTGTCCCAGGTGCTCCCGACGCACCCTGCAACCCATCCGCTCCAGGCAGTCCTGGATCACCCTTCGACCCAGCTGGTCCTGCCGGTCCCGTATTTCCAGGAGGTCCACTTGGCCCAACAGGGCCTTGTGGCCCTGGAGGACCGACGCCTCCCTGATCCGCACCCAGCACAACCCAGTCGGCATCTTGCATTCCATAGACCTGCCCATCCGCAGGTGCAATCAGCGGATGACTATCAGCCTCCGCAGCCAGCTGTTGCAAATCAAGCCCAGTCGGCATGACTGGTCCGGTCGAGACATTAAAACTCGGATACTTCCCAGTCACCGCCATCCCACTCTCCTCAAGCCAAGATCCTGACACTCGCCTTCCGCGTAACAGTCACAGTCGGCGTATAAATAATAACAATCAAACCCTGTCCTCCAACTCCACCAGTCTGACCGCCAGCTGAGTTGGGCCAGCCCATACCGCCACCACCACCCCCATACAGTCCCCCTGCACCACCACTATTCCCAGCAGAAGATTGCGATCCTCCACCTCCACCGCCACCTCCCGGTCCATGCGAAGCATCCCAGGTACTTTCAACTCCCACACCTCCCGCACCAGCCAGCGTAACAGTAGTCGTTCCAGTCCCACCTCCACCACCCCCTGAGCCATGCGCTCCTGCTTGCCCAGTAGTCGTAGCAGTTCCAGCAGCACCACCTGCCGTTCCATCTCCAGCGGCTCCACCTGGGCCACCAGTCGTCGAAACAGAACTCGAAGCATTTCCACCTACACCCCCAGCTCCTCCAGTATTTCCAGCGCCTCCACCTCCACCACCCGCAAACGCAGCAGTAGTCGAACTTCCCGTCCCACCAGCACCGCCTACACCTCCTGGACCAGCCGCACCTCCACCACCCGCCCCGCCATCATGATTACCCCCAAAACCTGAGCCAAAACCACCCTGCCGAACAACCACATTACCTATATCATTAGTCGTCGCCGTCGTCGCATTACTCACCGTATCAGTTCCATGCGCTCCACCAACTGCACCACACAGCGAAGTAGCCAGACTTGTTCCACCAAACCAAGTCGCTCCTCCTGACGTCGCCGCAGCTGGCGTCGTCCCAGGAGTACCTCCAGCCCCAATCGCCATATTAATAACTGCTCCACGTGTCAGCGTCAAATTAGCTGACTTGGCATAATGCCCACCCTCTCCACCAGTTCCCACATTACTGCTTGTACTCGTCCCCGCTCCACCACCACCAATGCACTCAACCGAATTAGCTGCATTATTCCAATCAGACGGAACAGTCCAAGTTGTCCCAGATGTAAGAAAAATAGTTGTCATGGGATGTTGTCTTTCAAAGAAAGACAACATCCCATAAGCAGTATTAGAATATATTTCATACTCTCATCGCCAAAATAGTAATCCCTATATCAGCCAATGTGCTGTCACTCGTCGACGGAGCGACGAGTGACAGCACATCCCCAATAGCCAAACTCCCACCTGCACCTGCAAGCGTAGCAGATGTATGCGACCCATTTGTAATTGTCACAGTCCCCAACGCAGTAGTAGTTCCACCAGAAATTTTGTTCAACGTAAACACGGCACTCGCCGTTGCCAGCGTAGCATCATAAACGACCGTTCCAGCCAACGCAGCCGGTATGGTCAAAGCCATCGCTGACGGAGCATTAACCATCGCCCCATTCGCTGGTACGCCCGGAAACGCAAAACTAATCGGAACCTTCTGCACCTCAGCTGGCAACTGAGCATAAGTTATACTTCCTGTTATCGCATTCGCTAGCACAAAAGCAGTCGTCGCAATATTATTCGAATTATCTGCCAACGCCGGTGTCGGCGCAGTCGGCGTCCCCGTCAGCACCGGCGAGTTGAGCGGGGCGTAATTCATATTAGCTGCCCCAGTCACCAGCCCCTTAGCATTAACACTAATACCCTGGAATGTCCCAACATTTGCATTCACATTGGCCAGGGTCGTCGACACAGTCGTCGACCCTGTCCCTACCACATCTCCTGTCAGCGTAATTGGCTGATTACCAGTCAAGAACGAAGCAGTTGCTGTATTCCAGTCTGAAATATCATTATGGTTAAGCGTTACAACTCCCGTCTTCCCAGCCACACTCGAAACCGAGGCCGTCGTAGGCAGCACAACCCAAGCCGCACTCTGCCTTACATAATAATTCCCGTTATTCGGAGCATCCGGAAAAGTAGAAAACCCCGCACTAATATCCGCAGCCAGCTGCTGAAGGTCTTGGCCGGTAGGCATAAGCCGGCCAAGACTAGTATTGAAGCTAGGATACTTTCCAGTCGAGAAAGTCACTTGCTTGCTCCTCAGGCAAAGTCAGCAATCTGCTTCCATTTACCTAGCGTCATACAAATAAACCCAGTCATATGCCCTGCTGCCAGCGAAACAGCCACCGTCCCTGCATTGGCAGCAGTCACCCCGTGTGGGACAATAACGTCCGTGGCCCCCGTATTGGGATTACTCTGCAAATTAAAGATATTCATACTTGCAGCGCCACCATTATACACCCAACAGAGTGCATTCATAATAGCCGGTGGCAGCACAACAGAATCCGCCGCCGTTGCACAGACATCCACCTCATTGAACCCCAGGACGAGTGGAGTCGCCAAAGCAACTCCACCGCCCGCATGAGCCACAACACCATTCACGCAGCCCAGCACCATGTTGAAGAACTTCGACAGCTCTGTCGAATCGATCAACCCAGAACCTCTCCCCGTTTGGAGAGAGGGCAGATACGCCAAATGTGATCCAGGCATCTCAGTCTCCTTGAAGCCTTTCAGGCTTCAAGGAGCCTGAAAAGCAGTTAACGGTCATACAATTTCTCCTCTTAGGAGAAGTCGCCGACCTGCTTCCAGATGCCCTGCGTAGTGCAAATGAACAGGCTCGCATGCCCATTCAGCAGACTCAGCCCAGTCGCACCTGCCACCAGCGCAACCGATCCATGCAGAACAAACTGGTCCAGGATATTATTATTGAACGGATTAGCCTGGGCCACAATCTTCCCAGACAGTCCAGCTGCCGTATTCTGCATGTTGACCCAGACGCTCGACCCCATGACCGCCGGAGGCATGACAACGGAGTCGCCCGTCGTAACCACGGTATCAATCTCATTCATCCCGGTGCTCAACAGCGGCGTTGCCGCTGTTAGAGCACCACCCGCCAGCGCCGTAATATTGTTGGTGACGGGGTTATTTGGAAGTGTATAGACAGACATCTCTCATCCTCTCTCAGTAAGATCTATCCGAGAATATATTATATATTCCCGGCCTACTCAACTCCTGCGGCAGACTCAACTGAGCAATCTGCACAGAAGTATTCTTTATGGCCGCTCTCGCACCCTTTGCAAGATCAGGCAGCGTATCCCCCGGAAATGTCCTCATCCCATAGTGCGGTCTCAGCCGCATCGCCAAATTCGTATAAAACGCATTAAAGTAAATAAACGGCAGCTCAATCAGATCCTGAGCAGTCACAAACTGAAGTGGAAGCTGATCCCTAATAACCACACCAACACCATAAATAGAATTAGTAGGCAGAGGATACAGAAAAATCCTACCAAGTGGCCATGCCGGATCATAATAGTACGCTCCCGGAAAGCTTACCATCCCTTTCAGCGCAATCCTCGCATAGTCCTGCATGCTATCCAGCGCGTACAGCGGATAATCAATCGGCAACCCACCTGACTGTCCAGGCTGTCTCAAGAAGACTGCCTTAATTCGTCTCGGCGCAACCGATGTAGATTGAGTCGGACTAACCAGCGTATTGTTCGGTCCAGTCTCAAACCCTCCCAACACCCCAGCTCCTGGTCCAATCGGAAAATAAAACACCGGAGCTTCCGCAGTCCCTTGATCCAGATCAACCGGTAACAGAGCCCTATCCACTGCCTGCACTGTTATGGTCCGCGTCCTCCAGACCATAAACGTATCTTCGCCCCACTCCTGCAACATCCATTGCAAACGAGCCCAAGCGTCCGCAATCTCCTCCCCAGTAGGACTCTGCCCCTGACCAAGCGCACCACACTCCTTCAGTGCAGCATTGCAAATATCATTGACAGAAGTCGCTAACGGGGTGAGCTGAGACATTTACGCAGCCTTTCCAGGAGTAGGAGCCGGCTTGGAGTCAGGCACCACCTTGCCCTTCATCTCCTCAATCTGCTTCCTCAAAGCAGCAATTTCTTCCGTTTGCAGCTCATGTGTGGTCTTTGGCGGTGCCTTGATATGAGTCTCCGGATTGGCTCTCAGCGCCTGCGCCTCAGTAAAATGCCAGCCCTGCGCAATCAGCTCAGCTTCCTGAGCCTCCGTCTCCACAATGATATTCCGCACTCCCCACACCGCACCCGCATACTTAGGCTTCCCGGTCTCATCAAAGACTGGTCTATTGTCCCGATCCGTGACCAGGATACCCTGCGAAATAAGCTGCAGTTCCCCCTTAGGATGATAGAGCATTTTCGGATACTCTACCGGCCCCTCATAAATAGAGAGCCCATCATTGCTGACTGCCTGGACATTGGCCTTATTCGCCTCAAACAGTCCTCGATCCTCCATCGAATGATAGATAGAGTACACTTTATTCATCCGGTTACGAGCCATTGTCGCCTCCTTCGGAGGCGACAAGGCACGTAACCAAGCCGCCTCTCAGATTGGTATTCACTTCTTGTGCCTTTCAGCTTTAGTCATCTCCCCACGCTTCACGCCCTTCGCAGTGGGTTTATTAGTTCCCTTCTTCAGCTCCCCAGCTTTCTGCAACGTACTGGTCGCCACAGCCCAGGGATTAACCCCTGGGCTTGTCTTCTTGATCGCCTTAACAGCGTCCTCCAAGATCTTCGGCACTACACCCTCCCCTTAGGGGAGGGTGTAGGAGTGGCAGGCTTCTTAACCTCCACGGACCTCTGTACACTTACCGTCGCCGTAGTCGTAGTCTTCGTTTCCGGCTGTTTCACAGGAGGAGCTGCCGGAGCCTTCGGGATAGGCTGCGGCATCTGCTGCTCAGCTCGTAAAGGAATAGCGACCCCATTCGACACAGAGAACGCTGATCCAGCTACATTGACCGCCTCCAGCTTACAGTCAATGGTATGCCCTGCATCCGCTGGAGCAATACTATATTCATTGGAGTCTGTCCCAATATTCGTATTCACATCCCTTCTAAACTGATAATGATAGGTCTGCGGCTCACCTGTCCATTCACCCATCGTACAGTTTAGCATACTCCCAGACTGACTCAGATAAGGAGCATGCTTTACAACCGGAGCCATCGCTGGCTTATCCGGTCCCATCGGCTCCATACTCGGATGCTCCTTAAACCCATTCTTCTTCGCCTCAGCCCTCTCCTCCACATCATACACAATGCACTGTCTAGGCCCATCATAGAGCATCATCGGATATTTCGCACCGACTTCCGGCATGTCCTCCTCCTCTACTGACTCGGGAGGCCAGAATTGGCCTCCCATCTCTTCCAGCATCTCAAACCAGAGGCTCTGCTGTGCAGAGCCTCTCTTTGTTGGTGGCTTATATGACATCCGCCACAACCACGGCCCATTCCGGCCTGATCCACAGATACCCATACAGCACATCCAACCGAGTAATCAGCTGATCAGTCCCGATAAAGTAATCCGTGATCATCCTCATGGAAACCCCGTCAAACTGCTCACGCGCAACCGCATGAACACCCTCTGGAGTCTCCAGATCAGCCGTAGCCAGCGTCACTGCTTCCGGAGCGAACACGAAGTTCTTCCGGTAAACCGAGGATGCAGCCAGTCCATTCGTCGGGTTAACCGCAGCCCCATTAGCCGGGCTCGCAGTCACCGTCTGATACTGGACGGGCAACCCACCAGCAGGCGGTACAACAGCCGGATACAGGAACAGCGAAGTCCCACCAACCGCAAGCGGCTGCGTGACCACAAACTGCTCCAACTGCCCAGTGGTCTGCTTGGTGATCCTATTGACCTTGAATACACCAGCAATGGTCACAATATCGCCCACCGCCAGCGTGCTCGCAGCCGCCGTCACCGCAATCTGCAGCCCAGTTTGATTGGCCCCATTAATAGTCAGCGAACCCTGCGCCATGCTCCCACTCGTATGGGTGATGACGGTCTGGTCCTTCATCCAGATGAAACCGAGCGCATCATACATACGCCCGGTCACATACTGCCGGCCAATCTCCGGTGCCGGGTTAAGCAGGCCAGCCAGCGTGGCAACCATCCTGGCCTCAGTCACCGGATTATTGACAACCTTCCGGTTCTCAATCGGTCCCGAGTTATTATCCAGGTTAGCGCCCGCCAACAGATAAGTTGCTGCAATGGGGCTCAGGATATTCTGACTGGCATCCTGATTAGCCACAAAGTTGCAGATACCACCCTCAGCTCCAGACATGATGTCCGAGGCTACAGACCCAGCCAGATTATTCACCGCCGGAGCTAAAATCCTCCGCGAAAAGTCATCCAAGCTGAGGGTACGCTCCTGGGTGGTGAACGCAATATCCACATGCTTCTGCGTCGCCATTGTGAGCGTAGTATTCTGTTCCGCAGTATCCTGCACTGACAGTGCCGGACCCGTGGTAACAATATAATCATTCGGCAACCTGATCCTCAGCGTATTGCCAATCTTAGCCCCCGCCACCGCAAAGGAGTCATCATATTGCATATCCACATTTTGCAGAAACGCATTGCTATTCTTCCAGAGTCTGACCGCCTCTCGGGTGATCAGATTAATAGTGAGCAGTGTATTAGCCATCAGTCAGTCTCCACCGCAGACTTCGCCTGCGGCGAAGTCTGAGAAACAGTCTTGTGGCAGAGCGACCACTGGTAGACTCTGGAAAGCTTGCTTTGCAAACCTTCCCTCAGGGAGTTACAGTTCCCAGAAACTGGCTAAGAGGCAGGAGCCTTAGCATCTCCGACAGGACATTCGTCCAGAAACTAACGTATACGCCTTTCCGCCGCCTGTTTATTCCGCGCATTCATCCAGTCATCAATCTTCATCTCAGCTCCCCTTTCCGGATCATCCGGCTTCGTCCCCGTCACTGGACTCGTTGACCCGAGCGGCCTGATCGGCTTAGGAGCCTTGCTTGGGGAAGATTGGCCTCCTTCAGAGGCCAACTTTCCCACTTCCATTGCCATTTTCATCGGACTCATCCCCAGTATCCTCGAAGCCGCATTCAGATCCGACCCCAGCTTATGAATAATCGCCTCGGCATCACCTGTCTCCAGGGCAGCCTCCAAAAACAGATTATACTGCTGCAGACTTCTCGCATCCGTCTGATCCACCAGCTGAGTCAACCCACTCAGCCTCACTTGCCAATCCGGATACTTACTTGCACCCCTATTCGCAGCCTCATTGCACCTCGTATTGAAAGCCGTCTGATTTGCAACCAGACTAGCTCTCTCATTAATCATCTGATCAATCTGGGCAGGCGTGAACGCCTGTCCAGTTGCTGGATCAACCGTCTGTTGTCCTGCGGTTGCTCTCGCCTCATAGTCCCTAAGCCTCGCCGTCAGCTTGGCAACTCGATCCACTGCACTCTTCGGCCAGATCCCGGAAGGAGTGTGGGGGGAAGGAGTGGGAGAAGGAGGTGCCCCCTCTTCCTTCCCCCCTGGAGACTCGTCCGGCTTCGCCGTCCGAGTCTCCTCCGCCGTCTGAGAGCCAGGGGGAGTACCGGCATCATCCGAGGCGGTAACTACAACCTTATCATTCTCATCAGCCATTCAGTTTCTCCTTATGAGCCTTTCGGCTCTTCGAGCCGAAAGTCTCAATTTCGGCGTATCCCTGCTGCTTCCCAAGCATCTTCATGTCTCCCCATCTGCAGCGATCTATCCAAAATCAGTGCCTCATGAATCTTCTCTCTCGACGCCTCATCAATCCCCGGTGCAGCAGCCGGATCAAGCATCCGGGCCAGCACAGTCCTCGCTGCCTCGACACCCTTTCCCCAATTATGTTCCAGATAAATCTGCTCCAACTCCTTAGCCGTCGCATCCGGAAACTGCCTCTTAAAGGAAGCCCAGTGCTCATTATGATGCATCAGCGCATCATAACTCTCCATAATAATCCCCACCGCCGCATCCGCTATCATCGGATGCACATGCTTCAGCCTTCGATTGCGCTTCCTTGCTAACTTACCATAAACCGCCTTCGCAGCTTCATCTCTACTGTTCATCGTTCTCTCCTCCTTCATCCGGAACAACCAGTGGCGTCACTCCTCCGGTACCTCTGGCTGCCAACAGATTTCTCGAACTTTTCCTAGCTGGATCAAATGCTGCGTGTGGATGTCTAACCTGATTAGCATGTCTCACAACCAGCTGATCCTGATGCCCACCAATATCACTAATTCCCTTTAACAACACTGCATCATGACCCTGAGCCCACATCTTCTTAATCACTTTCTGCATAGCTGTCGGACCATAACTAGTTCCACCAGCTTCCTTCTTCCAATCTATAACAATTGGGTTATCAGCCCTCACTACATGCGGATTAACATTCGTCCCATACATAGTAGCAATCTTCTTCCCCTCCTTACCCTGTGTCTCAGCCGGGGCTAAAAACAGTCCCGGTTCATTAGTCTTCGTGCTTGGATCTCTATAACCCATCTCAGCCGAGTCCCAAGAGAATGGCCCATGCTGTTTCACACCTCTCCAGAACAGCCAATTCTTATCAATCGGTGCAAATCCCTGCTCCTGCATCCTCTTCATCACCGAGGCATTATCCATCGGCAAATTCCCCGGATTAAATGGCTGCTGTACACCACTTGTCCCCGGTGCAGTCTCATGAGCCAAATTAGACGGAAACGGCACATTAGGATCATATGGCTTCATAGTCGGAACAGTCAACGCTGGAATCTGCTGTCCAAATAAATCATTCAACTGGGTCTGCGTAGCGCTTCCACCACCAAACAACGCCTCCTCCGGCGTCACCGGCACAGAAGAAACCGTCTTAACAGACGGTTTCTTCAAAGGTTTCGGAGCAGGAGCCACAGAAATTCCTGGAGCTGCTGTCTTAGGTGTCCATCCAGCAGCAGCCGCAGTCCCTGGCGATTGATTTGACATAACCCAATCATACCAAGATGCATCTGGACCCAGCGCTTTCATCTTCGTCACTACCGCTGGATCTAAACTAGCTGCAGCAGGTGTCTTCAAAACATCCGTCAGCTTATCTGTAAACTTCGGCACACTAGGCGTAACCCCTGTCTTAGCAATTTCTGCATCATGCAAATTCAACGCTTGTTTCCACACCTCTATATTCGGAGTAGGATTTTGAACTCCAGCCAAAGATGCAGCATTTTCTGGAGAAAAAGATCCAGGAGCATAGCCCTTCTCTTTCAAAAATTTCACCGCCTCAGGACTCCACGGAGTAGTCTGTGGCTTCACAGGCTTCGGCCCAGGTACAAATGCCTGCGGCACCTCTTTTTTAGCCTCCTCCATCTTATGCATAGAAGTCGCCAGTGTAGAAATACCAACTCCCGGCGTCCCAGGAGGACTTGCCTTATTAAACTCAGCTGTCCACTCCGGTCCCTTATTAATCATCTGCTGCACAACAGCTGCAGTCTCCGGCTTCAGTGGCGGCTTACTCTTTATCAGACTATCCAAATACTTGACCGCCTTCGGGTTCCACCCCGCCCCAACTCCAGTCTCACCTCCCGGTCCACCCATTATGCTCGCCAAATTAAGTCCTGCCCCTGCATATTCGGATGCTGGTGCTTGCGCACCAGTATCCGAAAACACAGGATAATGCCCCTCTCCATAGACTGGTCCCATTAGCTTATTTACATCTCCAATCACTCCAGCCCCAAATCTTCTTGCCTCCTCTCCCACCGCTGACCCAATCCTGGCAGGCATCGGATGCAGCGGATTAGCAGCATACTGCGCCCAATCCTCAGCATCACTTCCCGCAAACGTCTTCGCCAACATTCTAACAACATTCGACCCCAGCTTCCCAACCATCGTATCCGGCTGAATTGCCGCATCCGTCGGTATGGATGAGGCTGCAGCTAATTTATCTGTATTCGGATCTGGCTGACTCTTTTGATACTCATTCACAACTGGAGAGGCAGGCGAAGCCTGCCTCCGAAATGGATCGTCCTCGACCGGAGTAAAGTCAAAGAGATCAAACACTTAGTATCCGCCTCCTTGTCCGAACCTATGCACAGCCCACGGGTCATACCCTATATTCCTAAATTTCATCTGCGGAAACAAGCTCTTAATCAGCATATATCTCCACAGCTTTTGCATATCAGCCCCTCCGGCGACGGACGTAGCCGTCGCCGGAGCTTCTGTTGGAGTTGAAGTTGGAGCTGCCGCTGGAGCCGGCGCTTCTACAGGCGGCGTGGCACCTGGCACAAAACCACCACCCTGACTGGAACTAGATCCAATAAAGCCAGTCTTTCTCTCCGGCACTTCTTGTTTCAACGGGCCTGGTACATTCTGCACCGTCTTTGGCTTAGGATTGTCCAGAGTATTATCTGGGTCAAATTTGTCTGGCGCACTAATACTCTTAACTGCAGGTCCCACAATTTTCCCATCTCCATCCGTCGCATAAATTCCATCCGGCCTCTGAATGTACGGTCCACCCTGCGGAGACATCTGTCCCGCCTTCGGCGCTTCTCCAAATCCAGGTGCAGTCGAACTAGTCGGAGGCGGCTGTATCGCCCCAGCAATCCTATACGGCTTAAACGGCTGTTCAGCCTGCGTAAACATACTCGGCCCTCCAAACATAGGACCAACAGTCGGAAAATTCTTAGTCGGCGGCGCACTACTTGGCTGACCCATAGTATTTTTACCAAAATTCTTCATCCATTCTTCATGTTTCTGCAAAAAATGAGGATC